CTGCCGAGCATCCTTTCTGCGAGGTCTGCCTTTCTGAAGGAAGATATACACCAACTGAGGCTGTCCACCACATAAAACCGCTATCTCAGGGCGGAACTCACGACATCAGCAACCTCAAAGCTGTATGTAAAGCCTGTCATGCCCGAATTCATGGCGAAATAGGCGACAGATGGAGCAGAAAAGTAAAGGATTACGCTTCCCAAAAGTGATGAATATCGCGCTTTAGACCCCCAGGGGCGGTCAAAATCGCTGAAATTTTCGTCAAAAAGCTTCGGGCCCCTGCCTTCACGCAGAAAAACGGCGGTTCAAACGGGGGATTAACCCCCGGCACAATTTCAGGAGAAAAATTTATGGCCAGAGACGGCACTAACCGTGGCGGCAGACGTGTTCGCGCAGGCGATAAACCGCTGTCCGCTGCAGAAAAAATTCAGAAAGGTCAGTCAGTAAGAATCATGGATAACGACTTACCGACACTTACACCAACAGAGCTTGATTCAGTTGACTTGCCAGAAGGCGCTCTGCTCGAAGGGCTCGACATGCCTAAGCCAAGTGACTATCTGTCTGCCCGGCAGAAAAACGGAGTCCCGCTCGGGGCTGATGAGATTTTCAAAGAGACTTGGCTGTGGCTTAAAGAGCGTGGCTGCGAGCGACTGGTTAACCCGAGACTCATTGAAGCTTATGCTCAGGCCTTTGCTCGATACATTCAGTGCGAAGAGGCCACCAGCGCCTACGGGCTTCTCGGAAAGCATCCGACCACCGGCGGAGTGATTACCTCCCCATTTGTACAGATGTCTCAGCAATACCAGAAAAGCGCGAATCTTCTCTGGTATGAAATTTACGACGTCGTTAAGCAGAACTGCACCGCCGACTATGACGGCAGCAATCCTAACGACATGATGGAGCAGTTGCTCCGCAGAAAAGGATAAATACATGATTGAAAAAGTTAACCCGGCTCATCCGGACAAAATAGCAGATCGCATTGCCGGTGCCATCGTAGACATTGCATACGCCCAGGAAGCCAATCCGAGAATTGCGGTAGAGGTACTTATTGGCCACGGCAAATGCCATGTGATTATCGAAACCGATACAGAGCTTTCTGAAGACAAAATCAAAGCAGCCATTTATCGAATTGCCGGAAAGGTTGAACCGGATATTGTGATTGTACCCCAGGACAGACATCTTGCTGACAACCAGAAGGAAAATTTCCGCTGCGGTGATAATGGCATCTTCAAAGGTGTTCCGCTCAATGTTGAGCAGGCGATGATTTCTAGTATTGCCCGGGACCTTTACGAGCAGTTCCCGACTGACGGCAAATACATCCTCGATGATGAACGACTCATTATTTGCCAGAGTAACGCTGACAAGGCATCCATCCTTAAGCAGTACCCTCATGCTGAGGTTAATCCGCTGGGGGAGTGGACCGGTGGCACTGATGTAGATACGGGAGCTACCAACCGTAAGCTCGGCAGCGATATGGCTGATTCCGTAACTGGCGGAGGGCTTCACGGCAAGGACTTATCAAAGGCAGATGTAACTTTGAACATCTACACTTTTTTGAAGGCACAAGAAACCGGCCAAACTGTAGAAATAAGCTGTGCTATTGGTGATGAGATGGTTGACGATCATCCATATCACGAGCTCATGGACATTGCATGGAACCACATCGCCTCTTTGGGTGGTTTTGAGAAGTTTGCTGAATGGGGATTATTCTGATGCAGATTGAAAAGAAAAAAGTTACAGAACTTCTTCCTGCGGACTACAACCCCCGCAAGGATTTAAAACCCGGTGATCCGGAATACGAAAAGCTGAAACGCTCCATCGAGCAGTTTGGCTATGTTGAACCGGTAATCTGGAACAGCAGAACTGGATGTGTTGTCGGCGGCCATCAGCGCCTTAAGGTCCTCCAGGATTTAGGAATGACCGAGGTGGACTGCGTCATCATCGACATGGACGTAGAGCATGAAAAGGCTCTGAACATCGCGCTCAATAAAATCAGCGGTGAATGGGATAACGACAAGCTAGCAGATCTGATTTCCGATTTGCAGGGTGCAGATTTTGATGTATCCCTTACCGGCTTTGAACCAGCTGAGCTTGATGAGCTTTTCAAGGATGATGTGAAGGATGGGATCAAGGAGGATGACTTCGATGTAGACGCCGAACTTCAAAAACCGACCATCACGAAGCAGGGCGACTTATGGTGCTTAGGCCAGCATCGTCTCCTCTGCGGGGATAGCACCAAGGCTGAAAGCTACGAACTCATCATGGCAGGAAAGAAGGCCAACCTGGTGGTAACCGACCCACCGTACAACGTGAACTATGAAGGCTCCGCTGGAAAAATACAGAACGATAATCTGGACAACGATTCCTTCTACCAGTTCTTGTTTGACGCCTTTTCCGGAATGGCTAAGGCCATGGCTGATGATGCTTCGATTTATGTATTCCATGCAGATACCGAAGGTCTTAATTTCCGTAAGGCATTCTCGGATGCAGGCTTTTACCTTTCCGGCTGCTGTATCTGGAAGAAACCGTCCCTGGTGCTCGGTCGTTCACCTTACCAGTGGCAGCATGAACCTTGCCTTTTTGGCTGGAAGAAGAACGGCAAACATCAGTGGTATTCCGGCAGAAAGGAAACCACCATCTGGGAATTTGAAAAATCCAAAAAGAACGGTGAGCACCCGACCATGAAGCCGGTGGCCCTGATTGCCTATCCGATAATGAACTCAAGCCTAACCAACTGTATCGTGCTTGATCCATTCGGTGGCTCTGGCAGCACGCTGATTGCCTGCGAGCAGACCGGACGTATCTGCCACACCATCGAGCTCGATCCGAAGTACGCCGACGTGATCGTGAAGAGATACATTGAGCAGGTAGGGGACTCGAGTGGCGTTTCGGTGATCAGGGATGGATTGACTTACGCTTATTCGGAAGTGGCTGGTGAAATTGAGTCTGAGCAAACTTGATTAAAAACACTAAATATAGTGAATTTATCTGCGCAAATTAACTTGATATAGTGTTTTAACAGAGCAAATATGTCCCTAACGAAAACGAACACAAACATGGAGACATAACGATGAAGATCGATTTTAACCTCAAGGGCGCAGAGCGCAAGGAGCTGGTCAAGGCTATCTCAAGGATCACCGGAATCAAGGCTGAATACCAGTTCATGCCGACCACCAGTTATGTGATTGGCGACTTTACGGTAACCGCTGAAGGAGCTCTGGTTTACGATGACAAGATTGACGCCGGGGAGCTTTTAAACGAACTTGCCGAGGTAGGCTTTGAAGGAACCGCCGATAAGTCTGAAAGCAAGGAATTTAAAGTTCCTGAACCGAATATCCTCACCATTGAGATGCCTGCCGACAAGGTAAACACAGAAAACCTGCAGAAACTCCTTGATGCCAAAGGAGCACTAATCCGCAAGGCACTCGGGATTGACAGTCTTGCCTTTGAAATTCATGAGGACAGAGTTTCCTTCCCATGGTTTATTGATCCGGCACCCGACCACGCCTTGGCCTACACCCAGTTCGTTGCCGCCATCTGCAAGATGAGCACTGAACAGAAACGAGTCACGGCAAGGGTGAGAGAGGTTGACAACGAGAAGTACGCCTTCAGATGTTTCCTGCTACGTCTGGGTTTTATCGGCGAGGAGTTCAAACAGAGCCGCAAAATTCTGCTTTCCAACCTTGACGGCAGTTCAGCATTTAAAACCGTTCAGACCAAGGAGGGAGTTAACGATGAAGTTTCCGAATAGAAAAACAGTAGAGAGCCTCCGCATGGAATTTCCCAAGGGTACCGTAGTTGAACTGGTACACATGAATGACGAGCATGCACCTCCTCCGGGAACTCTCGGAACCGTTATGCATGTCGACGATGTTGCAACGACTCATGTGTGCTGGCAGAACGGCTCATGTCTAGGTTTAGCCTTCGGGGAGGACGTATGTAGAATCGTCAAAAATAGCAAGTAAATCAATGATTTATATACAAAATAAATATCGAAATATAATCGATTATTAAGTTGCTATAGTGTGCCTTCAGAGTGAATATACACACAACAAAACGAACAAACATTAACCAAAAAGAAGGCACAAAAATGAAAGAAAAAACCTTAAAACAGATTGCAAACCTTAAGAACCAGACAATCGGAGTTGAAGTTGAGATGAACTGCATTACCCGCAAGGATGCCGCAAGAATTGCCGCAGAGTTTTTCGGAACCCACAGGGTTGAAGATACCGCCTACCGCAACGGCTACTGCACGGTAAGCGCATGGGATGCTCAGGGACGCGAATGGAAGTTTCAGAAGGACGTAAGCATTGCAGGCGACGATGCCCACAAGTGCGAAATGGTTACCCCGATTTTGAACTACAGCGACATCGAAACCCTGCAGGAGCTTTGCAGAAGACTGCGCAAGGCAGGAGCAAAGAGCGACGCCACCCGCGGATGCGGAGTTCACATCCACATCGGAGCGGCAGACCACACCGCAAAGACCCTGCGCAACCTTGCGAACCTGATGGCAAGCCACGAGAGCCTTTTAGCCGAAGCCCTTAAGCTTGACCAGCACCGCATGGCAAGATACTGCAGAACGGTTGATCCAAGATTCTTAAGAGAGCTTAACGCCAAGAAACCAAAGAACATGGACGAACTCAAGGACATCTGGTACACCAGTCAGGGCGAGAACTACG